TTTTACCTGCTGCTACAGACGTAATAACACCGCGTGTAATGTTGTTGGCAACGTTACCAGTAAAACCTGTTACTGCAACAATATCGCCAACTTCAAAACCTGCTGTGATAAACCCATTGCCGCTATCATTATACGAATTGTCGGAGGCTGCTGCGCTTAATGTTGTGGCTGTTTTTGTGGCTTTGGCCGCAAACGTACCGCAAAAGCCTGCTTCTAATAAATCATCAAAGTCGGCAAATGATAATTCTGTGTTTACATCGCCTGCGGTTGACTTGTTACCATGACGAAAATCAGCTACTTGGTGATGACTTTCGATAATGTCACTTGCAAACGTGGCTTTTGTTAAAGCAATGTTGATAGCGGTATGCTTAAAAGGTGTCCAATCGGGGCTTGTTGGCGTAGTGCCATAAGTGCCTTCAACTTTGTAATACAATTTGTGGTTTAATGAATCAGTCATTTTTACGCCCTCGTTTTGCGTGAGTACCAGTATATTGATAGAGTTTGTCGATACCACCCATTGTCTATAAATGGTGAGGCGTAAGCGACACGGTTAATAACAACAGACGCGCTATTGTAAGTCAAGCCGCGCCCATTATAAAAATAATCTGTAATTGCTTTGGCCTTTGCCAAAATATCAGCATTACCTGTGTTAATTGGGTACATTAAATCTATTTGAGCAATGCCTTGTGTTTCATCTTGTCCATATCTACCCAATGCCACGCCGTCCGTAGTCACAGGCATAAACGTAAAAACAGCATGAGCGGCTGTAGGCTCTTCAATGTTGTTTTCGTAAACAGTGGTAATAAAGTTTTGAGCAACCCATGCCGCAACAATCGCGCTTCTTGCATCTGCTAAACTCATCGTGACAGTCTCCGCGCGTGTTTATTAACTATTGCGGTAATGCGTAGAATGTTACGTCTAAACATACCTTGCGGAGCTTGTTTGCTAAAACCGTTTACTGTTTTACCTGATGTTGTACGCGGCGGATTAGGATAACCACCATACTCTAATTTAAAAATATACGGCAAGTTGTTTGTCAGGTGCAAAGCATCTCCCCATCGTGACGCATTGGCTTTGGCAGTTACTTCGGCTCTTGCCCCTGTGCCTGTTTTGTCAGTCGTGTTTAATTCGTTTGTCTTGGGTGCGTTTATTTCTGTTTGCCAATTGGCACGAGCGCGGCCTGTATCGACTGGCGTATCTTTAATCACACTGCCAAATAACTCAGTGATAATAGCGCGGCGCATTTGCTCATTTTGCACAATGACACGCTGGCCAAAGCGATGTATGCCGCCTGATAAGCTCATTTTCGCACCTGCACAAAATAAACAATAGTTGTTGTGCTTGGCTTAATTTGCTTAATGTTGACTATTTGCCACGCCACGCTATCAATTAACAGTTTAGTGTTTTTTGTTGGTTCAACATCACTAATTAGCACACATACTCTATCACCGTCCATTACACTAAAATCATCGCGTAATGTTTTATTGATGTTGGTAAAAATGCCTTTGGTGACGGTGTCTGTGTTTGATGTTGTTTTTGCGCCCGTGGTCGGGTTATGCGTACCATTATTAAAACGTAAAGTTACATCAAACCCAAATTCTGTGATTAGCTCTTTAGCTGTGGCGGCCATGTCATCATAAAACGCCATGACTAGAGTCTCACAATGTTAGCTGAGATACCCATAGAGCCGTTTTTTAGTAGTGGAGCGATTAGATTGTTAAATTTGCGCAAAATAGGGCGTGTTAATTGGTCTTGTTGTGTGTATTCAACTTCAATCGCGCCCTCGATTTTTTCTTTAATTCGTTGGCCTTTATCGGTCAAAAGTCTGTTAGGCTCAATATCAAAACTATTCGCGTCAATCATTAACTGACACTGTGCATTTTTTAATTCATTAGGTATAGCAGGATATTCGTAGCCATTATCATTACGATAAACATAATCACGCGGCCAACTTAGCGGTTGTGTTTCTGTTTTGCGAATACCTTTAAATTGATTATCAAACGATTCTAAATAATCCATAGATTTTATGGCTAAAATCTCGACTACGCTATCAGTTGCTGACAAAGTTACACCACGTGCTAAGGCGTAAGCTCTCGCCTCTGTTAGCGTGACATAGCTATTGGCATTTGTAACTTCTGTACCGTTTTCAATGATTAAAGCCATAAATCAACATCCTAAAAAGCGTCCTTGCTTTTGTAACGATTAGCCGTCTGCGTCTGCAATAGCCAAAGTACCAAGCGTTTGTTTTCCACTTGTTACAGCCAAGTCCCAATTAGATGCAGTCGCTAATTCTGCACTTGTTGGCGACTTGCCGCCGTTTGCCGTGTCCCACTTATAGCCTTTGAGTTTCACACCAAAGGTATAATCTGCCTGCCAAGTTGTTTCGATGCGAATCTTGCCGTTATTGGTCTGTAAATTTGTTTGAATGTCGCCAGAATTATCAACAATGATTCCCCCAGCTGTCAAACTAAGCACTTTGCTTTTGTTTGGAGTACCAGCAACATACAAAGATGCTGCATCAGTCACAATTACGCGCTTGCCCAAAATGTTAATGATTGTCACATTGCCAGATTGGAATAATTGATTTGTGTTTGTTAATGCTTCATCAATCAATTTATGGTATGCCGCACCTGTCATCACATCACAAATCAATAAGCCGCTTTGGTCGCCAAATTTAGCATGACTGTTATTTAACACAGTTTGTGTTAAACCTGCACTAGCTGAAACATCATTAACCAAACTTGCTTGACCACCAACAGCCGCACAAGCAGCAGCAATAGCGGTATTTAATTGGTCAGATAACAACGCATTAGCAAAACCCTCAGCAATAGCCATAATCGCCTGCTCGGGTGATTGCTGTAAATAAGTCATTTGTGCTGGTTCAAAAAGTACAGGGCCGAATCCGCCTGCCACTTTTACGCCAATTTGTTCGGCTTGTGCTAAAGCTGTTGCTGACACAGCATCATTAGCGGCATAACGGTCAACACGTCTTTGAGCTGCTGCTAATGTAGAGAAAAAACTTTCTTTGCTGTAATCGCCGCGCCAAGCATCAGTAGATAAAACAATCGCACCACCACTGGCAGCATTAAAAGCATTTAGGTTTTGTTGAAGTAATTCAATAGCTACGCCTTGAATTTCGTTTTGATAGACCTGCATATTAGACAGAGCCATGATTCAATTCCTCATTTTACGCCGTGACTTTTTAGCCGTTGGCTTAGTTTGTTTTGAATATCAGTAGCCCCGCTTCCTGAATTGTTTGCACTGCTCGCACCACCCCCAGTGGCTTTACTTGCAGCAATCAATGGCGCGAATGCCTTGTTGCTGATAAATTCTTGCTTCAATTCGTCAACTGTCATTGCTGTAGGCTTGCCCTGCAAGTCTAAAACCCTAACACTTGGCGCACCGTCTTTGATTTCAACTGTTAGACGGCTTTGGATATGTGGTAATAATACGTCTGCGCTGCCACTAATTGCAAGCTCGGCTGCCAATTTAGTCGCTGTTTGGCCAACAGTCAAACCGTGAATCTGTTTTGTGAGTGATTCGGCTTGGCTTTTGTATGTGTTTTCGGTGGCGGCTAACTTTTCTTGCCAAGATTTTTCTAACGCTGATACATCGCCACTTTTACGCGCTGCTTCTTCGGCTGCTGTTTTTGCAGCTTCTTCGGCTTCTTTAGTCTTGCGCTGTGCTTCTTTTTTTTCGTTCAAAAGTGCATCACGTTGAGCTTTTAAACCTGTGGTATCTTCATACCCATCTAAGTCTAAACGAAATTTGCCATTATCTTCTTTGTAGAGTGACTTAATACTATCATCTAAACCATCTAATGATTCTACAGTTAATTTTAAAGCCATGTTTATATCCCCGATATATTTGCGCCCAGCGCGTTAAATGCCTGCTTTTTGAAAAGCTAAAGGCTCTAGTTTTCGCATCTCTTCCAAAGAGAGCGGCATAAAATTACGGTCAAGATTAAGCTCGCTAAAACGTGCCGCACTTAATCCACCGCTTTGAAACAATTTAGCCATTGTACTACCCAATGCTTTATCCTGAAAATCCTTAGGCTGTTTCTTTAGCCAATCATAATAACTTAAATTTGCATCGACATAGCCATCTTTGCTTGCCCGTGTTGCGCCCTCGCTTAAAAAACTAAATTCTTCTTTTAGCTTAGGCGCGGTAGTTGAACGGCATCGCGCATGAATCGGCGGTAATGGCCCTTTACCAACTTTAAATACTTTACCGTCAAGACTTCGGCATTGTTGAGATGTTTTGCTGTCTAAAGTCGATACCCACTCATAACCATCTAAAATATCCTGATTTTCTGCCCACGTTTCAGAACGTGCAACACTAGACGCATGAGCTATTGATGTCCGTGTGATTGTTTCAGCATCGCGCCGTGATATAGCAATAACAGAATCTTTATAACCGTTTTTGGGTGAGCCTGTCAGTTTTCGTACTATTTCGGCTGTGGTTTGCCCCTCAAAATAACCCTGTCTGATTGCATTTGTCAGTCTGTCGGCCTCATAAAAACTGTATTCTTTGACCATATCATACAGTAACTTCCCTGCATCACTACCACGAATTGACAGCGGTATGATTTCTAAAGCCGCTCTAATCTGCTTGTTTGTTGGTGTGACAACATCAATACCGAGTTTAGTACCAAGCATCGACTCTAAGGCCCTTGCTTCGAATCCTGCTTCATAAATACCAATCTTGACAAGGTTCTTGGCCAATTCTGTCGTATAGCCTGTGGTGATACCTAAAAGTGCCTGATTCAGCGTAGCAAGTAACTTTTCTAATTTGCCACGCGATAAAGTAGCAATATCAGCACTGGTTAATTTTTTGGCTATCGTGTCGCGTAACTGTTCAAAAAAGGGTTCAAACTTTTTAAACTCACCGCTTTTTAGCCGCTCCAAAAATACGGCGTGTCTTGATGCAATGGTGATGGGGTCACTCATTCATTGACCCCATATCATTCTCTAATTCGCCTTTAATATCTTCATCGGTTTTTTCAGGATTGATAAGACCATATTTGCGTAACTGTTGCCACAAATCAATTTCTGAGTATTTGCCTGAGTTGTACAAATTAACCAATGCTGTGATTTTCTGAGCATCTATGCTGTTATCGCTAAAATCTTGGTTTATCTCATAATTGATAGTAGCAGTCACGTTTAAGAATCGTAACATCCAATCTAAACACATCAAGTACGCTTCGTTGAGGTTAGAGACGCATAAAGACAAAACGCTATATTCTGCCTCGTTTTCGTTTTGCGATTGTGTAGCAGTTTTAACTGCGCTGCCTTTTTCGACCATCCGCGCACCCATAGCAACCATTGCTTGCTCTTTGGCTTTCATTGCTTCAAAGGCCAATGTATTAGGCTCTGCTTGTGCAAAATTAAACGATGAGTTATCAGGTAATAACAGCGTAGAACCTGCCCCGATTGTGATACCTTGTTTTTGTAACCAATCGCGCCACTGTTCCGACAATCCGCCTATCCATGATTGAACCTGACCACAAAAAAACACTAACGATTCGTAACTTGCTGAGTTTTCGTAATGGCCTAAATTGACATTAGCAATATCAAGCATGGGTGAATAATCAACATCTGGGCTGTTATTAGTTGACCCAACAAAAATCAAGGGAATCTCATTAAATGGCCGTCCTGCGCCATCAAAAACGGGGGTCGCCTCTTGGTATAACTGCCAATCTGTTTTACCTTTGCGCCACAATTCAACCGAATAAAAATACCCATCAAAACGCAAAACGCGGTACTGGTCAACCATGTCATAGCCAAACCCCTCACGCGGGGTTTCGGCCATTTCTTTGATAATAACTAAAGATAATTTATTAGACGCGCCAAAACGTTTAGTTTCCCAATAAGTCACATTTTCGGCATTTAATTGAATAATAACAGGGCGAATATAACCATCTTGCAAATCAGCTACAGATACTAAATTAGCGTCAACTGTTGGATAATCAACATATAAAACTGTTCTACCTTTTTTTAATACCTCGCTTAATACTTTTTGTGATTGCTGATAAATCGACAATGACGAACCATCAATATCATTTTTTACATAATCCAAAATTGTCGGAATTTCTAATTTAGGCAATTTTTTAAATGCCGCGCCAATCATTGACTGTAAAGTACGGCGCGTAAAATTATAAAACACGGCACGGTTTAGGTAATTTTTATACCTTAAATTGGCTTCATGCGAAATATCTTGTGGGTTTGGCTTGCACAGATAATCTGTAGTTTTTTCTTTGACAGCGTCTTGACCATCACAAACATCTTGCACCTTAACCCACAAAGACATGTTTTTATCATAATCACGATGTGTGATAGTTACATCATTTTTCAAAATGTTGTCCTCATGTTTATCTCAAATGCAGGCTTAGTCAATGGGTAATCATAATACAAAAAATAACCAATAGCATCGTTTGTATGGTCTTTGCCGCCTTTTTTATCGGGTTCGCCATTATCTGCCCACACTTGCTGCTCTAAACATTCAACTAAAACAGGGCATTTACTGACATTAACTTTAAACCGCCTTTGACCGTTAGCATTGCATATCATCGCGTTCACCGCGTTAATTCTATCTTTAACAGGTGGGTTAGAGTCTTTGGCGCAAATATAAAATCCTGCATCGCGCAACAACTGCAAATCTGTCTCGCTTGCATTAACCGATTTTCTGCTTTTGCCCGAAGCATCGGGAAAAATACGAATCTCACAGGATTTTATATATTTGCCGTTTTCATACTGCCAGTAACGCTCTTTAATCATTCGCACAATATCAGGCGTGTCATAACCGTTTACTATTTCATCAACTGCATGGGGTTGTCCATCGCGTTTAACACACACCACAGCCGACATTTTGCCTACGTTAAAATCCATACCAATATACAATGTTTCGTTTTTTTGAATTGTTTCAGTGCTTGAATTAAGTGAGCTGTCGAATTGATGATAAATTGTGCCACTCGTTAAATTAACAAATTCGCCGTTAAGGTACGCATCAATTAAATTATCAGGATAAGTGTCTTTAAGGGATTTTATATAATCATCGGGTAAATTGACCTCATTGTCGTATGTTGAGGCATGGACTAGCCCGTAAATGTTTGCAAGCTCAGGCTTATCACGCACCGCTTTTTTAAACTGCTCATAAGTGAACTTAAAGCCCTCGGGTGTAGTCGTGACATCTACGCCATTTTTTAATCCTGCAACATTGTAACGCATACGCGCAATGATTTTACGCCAAGCCAGTTTCGCCTTTTCGGTTGGCATTACGTCTAATTCATCTACTAAAGCGTGACCTATTTTAAACCCGATAATTGATGATGGATTATCCATCGACCGACAAATAATGAGGCCGATTTGCTTTCCATTGCGATAAACTTCAACCTCTTTATTGCTGACTTTTATATCAACTTCTAAACCCCAATCCTCTGCCACTTCTTCAAAAGTAGGGTAGAAAATATCTCTTATTTGGCCATAACTCGGCGCAAAATAACCCGCGTTAATCCCCTCATGCTCTAAAAAGTGTTTGCACAATGCCGCGCAACCTACCCATGTTTTGCCGCTTGCGTAGCCTGCCACAAATGCCCTAAACTTTTGAGGCATGAATATAAAATCGGCTTGCGGTCTATTCAGTCTCGGCATTTTTACGCGCGTCCACAACTTCGATAATTACTTTTTGTGATTGTGTTTCTGTACCATTCGCGCCCGTGTGTTCTTGCACGTTAGTTTCTTTCCAGCCCATGCGCGTCTTAGCCCAAAACATTGCAGCCCTTACGCAATCGCTATGTGTTGCGCCTGTAGTTAATGCTTGGCCGCTTGCCGCTTGGTATAAAAACTTGCCTACATTTGCATTGGCTTTAATCGCGCTGTTTTCTAATTCTTCACGATAATACTTGTACAGTGTTTTATCATCTATGCCGATATATGCAGCCACTTCTTTAATGGGTACGCCATAAGAGCGCAAAGCGATAATCTCGGCTCTCGTTTTTTCAGTTGGTTGATGCAGTGGTTTTGACATAGTTAAGCCTCAGGTGTTTTTTTTGAGGCCGCACAAGATGAGTGGAGCGTGATGGTTGGAATCGCACCACCGCCCACTAACTGGTCGCTAGTGGTTGCCTTTGTATCACGCTTAATTGATTCACCTTTATACATTCCC